CTTCACTTAGCGAGCAGCGATGCGAGTAGTGGAATCAGCACGCTGAACAACAGCGCACCGATAGCCACTAGTCCTCCTTTGAGTTTGTCCACATCTGAGCGCACCTGATCGAGCTTCGCCGAGTGCGAGTCCAGGCGCTCGATCAGTTGGTCAATCTGGCGTGGGGTCATCGTGCCTCCAGCGCGGCAGTCAGCGCGAGCAGCGCGGCCGTGCGCGTCGCGCCTGTGCCGGTGGCGAGTGGCTCGCCGAAAATGTTGTCTGAAGCGCCAGCAGTCCACACGCCGTCAATCTGATCGAGCAGGGTGACCTGCCAGCCGTGGACGGCACACGCCGCGAGCGCATTCTCTAGTGCCTGTAGCTCAGCGTCCATCACGCGCCAATCCTTCCCACGCTTAGGACTGGATACACACCAGTGACAGACACTGTGTTCAGTGCGCCACCTGATTGTTGCAAGGCGTGAACTTCGACATAGTCTGTTGCTACTAGGTAGACATTCGTTGAGACAGTGAGCAGCGTTGTTCCAGCCGCCGCCGCAGTCACATTGACGCTGCCACGGTCTGATCCGTTCACAAAGATCTGGACGAGTCGCCGACTCGTTGTGTTGGTGGCAAAGCCGACATTTGCGGTGATGTTGTAGAAGCCATCCTGACCGATCACGATCCTGTCGTTGGCGTTATCGAACCAAGTCTGTGGGTCGTAGGAGTCAGTCGTGGGCGTAGCGCTGGCAGTGTTGAAGGTGATCTTGGTCAGCGTGTTGTTGGTGAGCGACTGCGCAGCTGTTGCAGTGATGCGTGCCAGCAAGTTGGAGTTTGCGCCGCCGGCAGTGATGTCGCCAGTAGCGGTGATGTCGCCAACGACTGACAAAAGTCCGCCGCTCTGAATACTGCCTCCCACAATCAGGTCTCCAGTAAGTTCCAATTCAGCAAACTCAGAGCCTAAAGCGGTGGTATAGAACGGAAAAGAACTTTCCAATCCTCCTGAACTGATCTCCAAGACAGCAGGCGCAGTGGCTGGGTCAAGTCTATTTGCAAGATAGATGAACGGATTGCCACTTACGACTCGCACTTCGCAGAGGTCAGCCGTTCGATCCACGGTCACGGATCCTGCCAACACCCCAACGCTGATTGAGATTTTTAGATAGGCGGCGTCTGCTGGCGTATGGGCGTTTGTCAATGAATCAGGCGATACCGTTCCAATAGTCGTAGGAACGGCAGTTTCAACTCGTGACATTGCGGTTCCGGTATTTGTTCCATCCTGAGTCAGGTACTGGTAAGTACACTTGAACCTTGGCTGGCTGGCGCTGGCAGACTTCAGGCTGACAAGCGGAACATACACACTGTCACGCGCTCTAGAGGTTGCTACAGGGATGATCCTGCTCAAAACACCGAAGGTGTCTGATGCATATGTTCCAACTGCAACGGTCACCCTAAGAATATTTCCAGACCCAGATCCAGAGTCTGTAACGATTGCCGCAGTAATCCCAGTTGCTGGTGTCCAAGTCCAGTACGGCAGTGGGTTCTCTGCGGTGATCGTATCGCCTGCTGCATCCGGCGGAATGGCGAAGTCGCCGTTCGCCACGCCAGCCTGAATCTCTCGCAGCGCGGCAGGACCGAAGAGCAGCGCGGTCTCACCGTCGCTCGATGTGCTGACGAGCGGTGCGCCCTTGTCTGCGTTGACTCCACCCTCAAACGCGCCGAAGCCTTCTAGGTTTGTGCCGTACTTACCCATCTCTACTCTCCTGCAATGAGGCCGCTCAGGCCCTTGAGATACTGCCGTCGGAAGTCTCCTTGGACTTCATACTCGACTTGATACGAGCCGCCGCCCTGAGCGAACCGCATCGTGATTGTAGGGATGTAGAGAATAGTGGACGAGAGGTCCAGCGCTGGTGCGGTCAGCTTCACATACTGCCCTGGGAGCCACGCCTTGACGAGCGTGTAGGTCGCAGCGGCAGTCAGTGCGTAGCCTTGGCTGTAGCCATACTCCCAGTCAGGCGCAGAGGTCTGATTCAGATCGCCACCGGCAATGGTGAACGAGACGGTGCGTACTGGCTTGCCGCGCGTCACCATCGTGGCGCGAGCTAGAGCACCGATGGTTGCGCCGCGATCCGCCTTGGCGACGATCTTTGGCGCGCTAAAGACTTCGTGCGGCAGAGGACCATTGCGGCTCGCAAGCCCAGCACCGTTGCGGCTGTAGGTGCCGGTGTAGGTGCGGAAGTAGGGATCATTGGTTGGAGCCGTAGGGTAGGTCTGGTTGCTGTCGTAGCGCGCATAGGCTGAGTCGGCCTGGACAAAGATACCCTTCACGATGTCCGAGTGATCAAGGTTGACCGTGAGATCGCGTGCCAGCAGGCGCGTCACGCTCGCCGCGCTACCTGTCTGCACGCTTGCAGGGTCGGTGACAATCTCTGCCGGTGCATCGGCATAGGTTGGTGCGGTGGTCTTAGGGCCGTAGTTGAGTCGCCCATCGCCATCAATCCAGTAGCGGTACTGCACATCCGCAATACCGCCAGCCGCTTCAGCAATCTGGTCGAGCGCGCTCTGGAGCGTGGTCGCCTTGAAGGTCTGCTTGCCGATGGTCTGCGCGGAGCCTGTGTAGATCGCGCGCGTAGAGCCGCTGATCACGGCGGTGTTCAGGATCTGGCGCGTGGTCGCATCATTGACCTGCGTGTTCACGCGAGCCAGCAATCCGTTGATGATGTCGCGGTCGGTCGATGTGGACGAGCCGAGCGTGAACGAGTCCACAAAGGAGGTCGATCGGATGCCTGTCGTGCCGTTGCGAACGATGGTCTTTTGCAGCCAGCCATCTGCGTCCTCAGCAGTGACGGTTGCGCGCGAGCCAAGGCCGTTCTCCAGCATCCGTGCATCAATGCCGGTCACATAGCCAAGGAAGATCGGCGTGGTCGCGCTGTAGCGGCTGTCAAAGAACTGGACGCGCGCATTGTCGTAGACCGCGCCTGATCGCCACCACGGTCCTGCTACTGGGGTCTTGGTCTCAATCACATCGAACTGCATTGAGCCGCCGTTGCCGTCGCCTGAGAGCGTGAGCGTCAGGCTGCCAAGGTCCACATAGGGCGTAGTCGTAGCGCTCGGCGCTGGAAGGTCAAGAAGGTTCGCGCCGCTGTCTACGCCAGCCACGATCAGGCTGAATGGGTTCGCCATTTAGCGGCCTCGCTTGAAGGTTCCAGTTCGGTTGATCGAGTCAGTCACCACGGTGTCCACCTTGCCAGTGCCGATGAAGATGTTGTTGGTGGTAGCTCCGCCTCCCATCGGTGGAACAAAGGTTCCAGAGGCGACTGCGTTGGCAAGGTACGGCGAGTATCCAGCAGAGGTCGTACCAGCCTTGCCTAGGTTGCCCTGCGCGGCAAAGAGCGTCCTGAGTCCAACGACAATCGCATCAACCGTGATCCTCAGTGCCTCTAGGAAGATCTTGAGCGGCTCCATCGCAATCACGAGCAGGTTGATGTCACCTTCCTCAAAGACCGCGCCCAGCTCGCCGAAGGAGCGCACCAGAGGCGCTACATAGTTAGTGATTAGATCGTCAAGCACTGGACCAACTGTGCGGACGATTGCTTCGAATGCTGGCAGAGCTTCTTTGGCGAGGAAATCCATCACCTTGTTGACTGTTGGTAGCAGCCGATAGCCAAGCTCCTCCAGCGTCTCGTTGAATCGCACCTGGGATCGAGCGAACTTGCCGCTCGTTGAGTTAGCGATCTCTGCGGCGGTGCCGCCGTACTTTTCTGTCGCGGCCGTGAGAATCTCCTCTAAGGTGGCGTTCTTGGAGACCTGGATGCCGAGCGCCTTGAGACCTCTCGTCTGACCCTGAGTTGCCTTGCCGATGGTGGTCATAACTTCTGCAAGGTCAGTGCCTGTGACGGCAGCAATGTCGGCCGCGACAGCATTCGCCTTGAGCAGCATATTGCGGCTCGTGAAGAATCGTGACCCCACTTCGATACCGGCACGCACCTGGTCATCAGTGATGCCCAGCGCACCCATAGCGATGATCTGCTCGTCAATCTGCTTTGTCAGACCTTCTGTGAGCAGTCCACGCTGCTTGAGTGCAGCGTTCAGCAGGATTGTCTGGCGCTCATCGTCAGCAGCGGACTTGACTGCGGTGAATGCAAGCCCAGCCAGTGCGGCTCCGGCAACAGCAGCGCCAGCGGCAATGCCCTTGAATGCGCTGAAGCCGACGCGGCGCAGCTTGCCCATCGAGGTGCCGATCTTTCCAAGAGGACCTGATGCGGAGTCCTTCGCCTTGACGACAAAGTTAGCGGTCTGGTTTCCAGCCATCAGCGTTGGTTACCTCTCTTGAACTTCAGGATGGTGTTGCGGAATGGCTCGTCGTTGAAGAACGCGGCCACCGTCTTACTGTATGACTCTACCGCTCGGTCGATGTTTGATCGTTGCTTTACCACTTCATCAACGAACGGTCGCTTCTGGACTGGCTTTACCGCGAAGGTGCCATTGACAGTGTTGCGTCGGTTGCCGGTACCACCGACGACGAGCCAGCCGTAGAACACGCCCTTACGCCCACCCTTGATGCCGACCACGGCGGCAGGGTTGTTGAATCGCGCCTTGCGCGCGAGCACCTTCTTGCGAAGGTTGCCGGTCGCACCGCGTGGAGCCTTGTCACGCATTGGCTTTTGCAAGGTGCGCGCTGCGTTCAAGGTAGCGAATGAAGCCAAGCGCTTGAATGCTGAAGGGTTGGAACCCTTGAGGAAGCCAAGCCGCAGCTGATCAAAGTTCCGATCGAACTGACCGTCTACGACAATCGCGGCTCGCATCACTTCCCTTTCGGCTGCATCTCTGCGTGAATCATCCACGCAAGTAGCACCTGATCTATCGGCAGGCTCGCTACCTCATCTGGCCACATCCCAAACTTTTCGCCTAAGAGGTGGAAGATGATCTCCGGCGGAGGCGAGATAGATTGTCCAATCGCCATCCGCCTGGCGGCGAGCCTTACTTGGGGTCCGGCTGGTTCGCCTTACCCCACGCCTCAAGCGTCTGCGAGAGTGCGTCTACTGGTGCGTCCAACACATCCTGACAAGGCTTGCCATCAAGCCCCTTGAAGTTGTGCGTGACTACCAGCTTGGCAAACGCTGCGAGTGCTCGTGACGCTTCGCCTGACTCCAAGTCGAGCAGGATGCGCGCAGAGACTGTCTTTCGCAGCTCGGCTGTCCACCCAGCAAACTCACCCTCTAGGGCGATCTTTACCGTGTCCATATTGATCCTCCTACTAGCGCCCTAGGCGCTGCTCTTTATGGCGCTGTTGCCAGTGGCGAGTCGATGATGACCTCAAGGCTCTTCCCTGAAGTCACATCGTATGCCAGTCGGCAGGTGACCTCATTGACCACCACGCCATCCTGATCCGCTGAAAGTGCCACGACATTCTCCACTTCCCACGAGCCAAGAATCCAGAC